ACCAGAGACAGAGGGAGAGAGAGAGGAGAGGGAGAGACAGAAGCAGTTAGCGCTTGATGTAAAACTTGGCTTTGTTGAGTTTTGGAAATGTTATCCAAAAAAGATTGCAAAACCAAATGCAGAAAAAGCATGGATGAAGATTGCTCCAGATGTTGATTTAACGAAAAGAATTATTCATGCGATTTCTGAACAAAAACTTCTTGAGCGTGAGGAGCAGTTTATTCCTTACCCTGCAAGTTGGCTAAATGCTCGACGTTGGGAAGATCAAACTCAAACAACTCAACAAAATCATAAGTGGTGGAAATAATGAGCTTAGACAATCTTATCGGTAGGTTATCTAAGGTCAGAGGCAAGAACGGCTCTTACACAGCCTGCTGTCCAGCTCATGACGATAAACATCCATCTTTAGCGATTAGAGAACTTGATGATGGTCGAATCCTATTGAAATGCTTTTCTGGTTGCTCAGTGTCAGAAATTTGTGGCGCTGTTGGCATTGATCTGTCAGAGTTATTCCCCCCTGACGATAATTTTAGGCAAATAGCTTCCCCTGTAAAAAAACCTTTTTATGCTACTGATCTTATCAAGATATTAGCGTTTGAAGCTATGGTTGTTGGGGTTGCTGCTAATTCGTTGGCTAACGGTAACGCTTTAAGTCAGATTGATCTTGATCGAATGAAAGTTGCTCAAATGAGAATTATGGAAGTAGTGGGGTATATCAATGATTGAGCAGATAGCTGAAAGGCTTGATGAGGCTAGAAAGCTGAGATTGATTAAGCCTCAAGATATTGACATTGATAAATATCTGAAGAACACTGACGTATCAGCCAAGGTGAAATCCGTGTCTGTTTACATGGATGGCGTAGTTGATGGACTGATTAATCCTAGCTCAGACGATATATGCCCTATGCCGTGGCCTATAACGCACCAGGACTTCAATTTCAGGCTAGGTGAGGTGACGGTATATGCTGGCTCAAACGGAGGCGGCAAGAGCCTTATAACGGGCTTAATAGGCCTTCATTTGATAAAGCTAGGTAAGCGAGTTTGCATTGCATCGTTTGAGATGAAACCGCAGACCACAATTTTGCGGATGATGCGTCAATTTTGTGGTGAGAATTTAAACGATCCTTTGGTGAATGATAGAAATAACTATGTAAAGAGCATAGGTCATAGATTTTTATCATTTGCTTCTGAGAATTGTTTTATCTACGATCAACAAGGTAGCACCACGCCACAGATGACGATAGCAATGGCTAGGTATTGCGCTGTCGAGTTAGGTATTCAGCACATTTTTATCGATAGTTTGATGAAATGTGTAATGTCTGAGGATGATCTGAACGAGCAAAAATCATTTGTAAACGAATTGTGTGCGGTTGCTAGAGATCATAACGTGCATATTCACTTGGTTCACCATATTCGTAAGCTGCAAAGCGAGGAGGTACAACCTGGTAAGAATGATTTGAAGGGATCAGGTTCTATTGCGGATCAGGTTGACAATGTATTTTTAGTCTGGAGAAACAAAAAGAAAGAAAACAATCGACGTAACGGTATGCAGTACGAAGAATCTGATCCAGATACGTTTTTAATGTGCCAAAAGCAGCGTAACGGTGAAGCAGAGGAATTTTACGGATTGTTTTATCACCACAATAGTCAGCAATTTATTGAGAAACTAGGTGGTCAGCCATTCGACTTTGATAACAAAGGACGGTTTCGTGCATGAGTTTTTTGAAGAAGAACGGCATAGGTGTGAAGTCAGACAAGTAATCAAGTGGCGAATGCAAGACAGAAACAAAGCAATGGAGTACCTGCAAGCAGTAGCAAAGAAAAGAGGCCAGGATGCAGCGGACAGGTTAAGGAAGGATTCTGCTGAACAATGGGAGCGTAAGAATAGAGGATTGGAGGGAGATTGGAAATGACTAGAGATGACATTATTAAGTTAGCCCTTATGGGAGAACGAAGCATGAAGCAACGAATCGAGTGGGCAGTAAACATGGAGCGCGAAGAATGTGCGAAAGCGTGTGAATCAGTAGGCGAACATCCGTCGCTGACCCCGCGTCACTGCGCTGAAGCTATTCGCGCAAGGGGGCAGGTATGACTGACAAAGAAGTAATGCAGATGGCGTTGGGTGCGCTGGAAAGTTTACAAGCATGGCCGGAAACACCAGAAAATTTTAAGCGTGTCCAAGCAATCGAAGCACTACGCGCAGCACTAGCGCAGCCTGAACCGAAGCCGGTGGCGTGGATGTTGACAGAACTTGATGGCACTCCATTGATTGATTGTGGCGATTTGGTTGTTAAGCAGCGCCCAGTTTTAGTAAGCGACAAAACGGACTGCATACCACTCTACGCCGCCCCACCACAGCGCGAATGGGTAGGATTAACACACGAAGAAAAAATGGAGATTTTGACTCGTAGTATTACCGCACCAAGTCGAATTGACGTAGCCGAAGCAGCTTTAAAGGAGAAGAACAGTGGATAAGCCGACAGGTTCTTATAGTTCGTGGGAAAACACGATGTGCAATTCACTTGCGCCGATAGGAGAGAAAACAAGATTGGCATGGCACGATGGGTACGCTAGTGCTAAAAGCGAATGGCAGGGCCTGACGGATGAGGAAAAGTCTGATATTGACGCAAAATCTATCGGTATTAGAAGTGCGATGTATTTGACCAAAGCCAAGCTAAAGGAGAAGAACACATGACTAGCCACACTTACCCCTTAAATGATTTGCGCGAACATGAAACGGATAAAGGCGCATTTTGCTGGTGTAGACCGGAGTATGACGAGGAGTATGACTTGTACATACATCGTAGCTTAGATGGGCGCGAAGAATACGAAGAAGGAAGGAAGCCGACATGAAAGAGCGAGTTATGGTTGACAGTAATGGTAGAAAATACATTACAACCGAGCCTGAGCTTAAAAATAACTTTAACCCTGACTGGGACGCTTTGGCGGTAATGGTTGAAGAACAACAGCGCATGGCAAAGCGTATTGAGGAACTCGAAGCTCGACTAGCGCAGCCAGAGCAGGAGCCGGTGGCATGGTTTTGTAAACTGCCTGATGACAAAATTTCAATCAAGATTGTTGGCAAACCAACGGAGGGTAACTGGCAGCCACTTTACACCACCCCACCACAGCGCGAATGGGTTGGGCTGAGGGATAAAGAGATTGAAGATTGCTTAGAAATGAGTATTCAAGGAACGTGCCGCGCCATCGAAGCCAAGCTAAAGGAGAAGAACACATGATTACTCTTACACGCGAAGAAGCGCAGGAACTGTTGGATACTTTAAAACATTTGTGTTTGTATACAGCAGCAATTAAAGGATATAACGGGCATAAAGTCCAGCCACCGATAAATATGCTTAAAGCCAAACTAAAGCAACCTGATGTTCCCGAAACAGACTTCGGGAAGATAAAACCTGTGCCAATAGCAAAGTTGCGTGAACTAGTTGAAATTCAAGGGCGTAATGGTACATGGAACTACGACCCATACTTTCACGGTATGTATAACGGCATGGAAGTTATGCTTGCTGTATTGGAAGATAGAGAGCCAGTATTTCGTGGAGCGCCAAAGAAATGGCTATCAAAGAAAGAATGGCAAGGTCTGACGGATGAAGAAGTAAAAATACTTGCAACGCAAGGAAGAACTGATTTTTCAAGGCCAGCGTACAACGAATTTTACAGCGCCATCGAGCAAGTCTTAAAGGAGAAGAACACTTGAGAGCTGCTAGAGTTGACGTAAATCAAAAGCACATTGTCAATTGCTTACGTAAGGAAGGTTACACGGTACAGCACTTGCATAACGTCGGTGAAGGCTGCCCAGATATTTTAGTAGGCTATAAGGGGCTAAACATCTTGATGGAGATTAAGGACGGTAGAAAGCCTGAGTCAGAGCGTAAGTTGACAGCGCAGCAGGTAATCTTTCACAAGATGTGGAAGGGCCAAGTTGAGGTGGTCATTAGTCCAGAGCAGGCAATACTTGCAGTTTTAAGGCATACGGATGGCAAATAACAAAAAGCCACGTAAGCGTCATGTACCACGTAGGAACATCTTGCCAATGACGATTCGACACAATGCACAGAGTGAGCAAACATTGCAGCTAGTACCGCATACTGAGCTAATGAAGTTCCGTGAAGGTGTAGGCGACGAGATAGGCTGGAATACGATCACAGCTCGATTAAACGTCGGGTTAGTAGCTGCATACCAGGCAGACTTTGACCCTGAGTATTACTTGCTAATGGATAGTTTAAAAGCAATTGTTAATGTGCGAGAGAGATTTTTAAATACTGGCCGGTGGGGATTATCTGGTAATGATCTTAAAAGCATTGGCGATGGTTTAGTCACTGTTGATAACTTACAACTATCAATAACAAGAAAACAATTATCAAAAGCTATTGACTATGTATTTAAAAACGCAGGTGCTTTAGATGATGTTTCTAACTTATACGTGCAAATATGAGGATAAATTTAACTGAAGCCGAGTTATTTGTTTGCAGAATGCTAGGTGTTATGCGTAGAGCTGAAGCAATGCACAAAGTATCAAACAAACAGGTCGGTAAAGATGATACATGGTCAATTGATATTGATGGCGTTGTTTCTGAATACTGTGTTGCTAAAATGTTAAATATATGTCCTGATTTAACTGTTAGCGTAAGAAGTGGTGGTGTTGATTTAATTAGCTCAAAAGGAAAAACAATTGATGTTAAATCTACGCGACATAAAAATGGCAGATTACTTGCTACATTAAAAAAAGTTGATGATCCTTGCGATATTTATGTTCTGGCTATTGTGGATGATTTTGGAGCTGATATTGTTGGGTGGTGTAGTAATGAGGAGTTATTTTCTGATAAAAACAAAATTGATTTAGGTCATGGTATTGGATATGGATTAAATCAAGAATATCTAAATAAATTTAAAAATGACAAATCCTAATGAAGCAATTGACTACATAATCAAGCACTCACAGGCTTATGCTAAAGCTAAAGCTCAAGTTACTTACTTGACTGAGTACCGCAAGACTAAGAAAGCTATTTGTTTTCAATCAAGCCCACGTACAACAATGGCAGAGAAAGAAGCCGATGCTTATGCTCATCCAGAGTACCAGGCTGTACTGGAAGGTCTTAGAGAGGCCGTAGAGGAGGCTGAAAGGCTCCGCTGGATGCTGATAGCAGCACAGGCTAGAGTTGATGTTTGGCGCTCTTATGAGGCCTCTAATCGCAGCATAGATAAAAGGACAATGTAATGGATAAGAATGTACAAGCAGTTAGACAAAAGCTGGCAGATCGAGCTGAGTTCGGCATGATGAAATACGGTGTTAGCACAGAGCGTACAGACTTATCTGCAAAGCAATGGCTTATTCACGCACAAGAGGAAGCAATGGATTTAGCTGTGTACCTGCAAAGACTTATAGACGATATTGATGACTAAGGACGAAAAGAAATATCTATCGAAACTGGTAGACATTGGTTGTATAATTTGCTAGAGG